AAAATTGTAAGTCCTTGATTTAGAACGATTTCTTTTTTCACTTTTTTGTTGACATTTCTCTCCATTGGGGTAGAATGTATGTATAAGTTGAGAGAAAGAGAGAGAGTTCCTAATGATAAATTTGACCCCTGAAATCCTTGAAGATGTTCGTTATACTACTGAAGAGGTTTGTTGTGCCCATTTCGCTGATATGATTGATAGCGGACAGGGTATCGGCACTAGCGATATTTCTATCTGTGCTAATGAAATTATTGAATACTATGCTACTGGTTATGGTATCAATGAAGAAAACTTCGAGATTCCTCGTGGTTTGGTTCTTGGTATGATCAATGAAACTCTTGTTGAAATGGAGAATGAGTATGCTTAATGTTGGTGATAGTATTGTTGGCGTTTTTGGTGCTATGTTCCCTGAAGAGTTCGGTGAAGTGACCAAAATCAATAGTGATGGGACAGTTACTGTTTTCTTTGATGATGGTGCTGTGAAGACATATGAGCAAGATGAGATTCGGACTGATTATATGTCACCTGTTGGTAGTCCTATCGGCATCTATGTCTACAATATTTGAGGAGTTATATTATGGTTAAGTTTTGTTGTTCAGTTTTGGTTGGTCTTGGGTTCTTTATCTTGATTGGAACTGCTGGTTCTGATTGTGATGGTGCTTGTATGGAGCGTTCTATGACACTTGGAGAGATCGCAATATGGTCTTTCATTGGTCTATCTATGATGGGTCTGGGTGCAATAGGATTGTATCGTGCGTCCGAGTAATGCATTTTTTGAGACACTAGGACAATATGTCTACATGTATCGTGGGAAATATGTGGGCAAAGGTGTCGGTGATCGGTGTCTCCATCATCTTAAAGACAAAGGATATAAAATTGAAGACTGTGTGATTGTCGCACGGAATCTTGAGAAGTTTAATCTTGATAAGAAGGATGCATCCTTTGTCCTTGAATCCTATCTTATCGCAACAACAAATCCAGAGGACAATAAAGTCTCTGGTCACTATAAGGAGTGTTTTATTATGAGCGATTTATCTTTTCTATTTGGAGAGTATGTAGACTCTCAGCGTGATATGTTTGCGGAGTTGACCGAGTTGGTGAGCAACAATTCAGAAGTCTTTAAGGGGACGATGGGTTACACTGAAACTCGTGGCACTTCCTTTTACATTGAGACTGGTATGCGTGAGAATGTCTATTTCGGCATTAAGGTTCAGACCAAAGAACCACAGATTACTTGTCTCCTGAAGGCAAACAACCCCACCGCATTTCTTGCTCTGGTGCAGAAAGTTGAGAAGGGATTGCCCCAGTATGAATTGGACTCCACCTCTAACAAGAATGTTGTGTCGTTTTCAGTTGAAACTATGGACGAAGCAGTCGCACTTTGGTCATCTTTTTCAAAATAATTTGCAGAAAAGTGTTGACATTTCTGTCGAGTGTGGTAGAATAGGTCTCGAGAGTTGAGAGAATAAAGAGGTTTCCTATGAATATGATGAATACTAAAGACTTACTCGCTAAGTTGCTTGCCCAAGAAAATATCACTGTGGTTCAGCAAAATGTCGAGACTGCTTCCTTTAATGTTAAGGATCGTGTTCTGACACTTCCTATGTGGGATGACATGGAAAACTTCACCTATAACCACCTCGTCGGACACGAGGTTGGTCATGCCCTTTATACTGAACAGGAAAAGTGGGAGTCTGCTTTGACTGGCAAGAATATGGGTTACAAGTCGTTCTTGAATGTCGTTGAAGATGCTCGTATTGAGAAGTTGATTCAGCGTCGCTATCCTGGACTGCGTCGTGACTTTGTTCGTTCTTATAACAAGATGTTTGAAGATGGTTTCTTCGGAACCAATAAAGATGAGATCAACTCTCTGAATCTTATCGATCGTATCAATACTTATTTCAAATGTGGTGCTTCTTTCGGTGTCGACTTCGATGCTGATGAGAAGTCCATTGTTTCTGAGATTGCTAATGTAGAGACTTTTGAGGAAGTCATTGCGATTGTTGATCGCCTGTATGGTAAAGCAGTTGAAGAAATTGAACAGCAGAAACAAGCAATGGCAGATGCTGAAGCAGATCCTGAATGGACGGATTCTGAAGAAGAAGAGTCTGAAGGATTTGATAATAACTTCTTTGATCCTATTGAGGATGAAGAAGGTGATGAAGAAATGGAGGGAAATGGTGGCAGTGAGGAGACAGATGAAGAGGGTTCTGAGTCAAGCGAGTCGTCGTCGGAGTCAGCAGATGATGGTCAAGAAGAAGGAGAGTCAGCAAGCACCTCTGCTTCCACTGGACAAGAAGGTGGTAAGAGTGGCGAAGAAACTGGACCAATAAGTGTCACTGACAATGCCCTTTCTCGAAACATTGAGGAAGAGTTGAGTGGTAAGAGTGACAAAGAAATTTACAATATCGCTGTTACTGAGAAACTTGATCCTCGCTTTGTCGTAAAGGCAAATGAAATCCTTTCTTGGGTCGGTGAAGAAGATCTTCGTCGTGGTCGTGAGAAATTCAAGAAGTTTCAAGTGAACAACAAGAAAGCAATCAGTTACATGGTCAAAGAGTTTGAGATGAAGAAGAAAGCATCTGAATATGCTCGCACGACTGTCTCGAAGACTGGTGTGATTGATCCTGTTTTGATGAACAACTATCGTTACTCTGACGATATCTTCAAGAAGATGTCAGTTGTTCCTGAAGGTAAGAATCACGGACTTGTGATGTTTGTTGACTGGTCTGGTTCTATGCACCAAGATATGGGCAATACTCTGGATCAGTTGCTGAACCTTGTTTGCTTCTGTAAGCAAGTCCAGATCCCTTTCCGTGTGTATGCTTTCACTGATCGTCGTCCGTCTGCAACATTTACTCAAGAGGTTGTCTTGAATGAGACTGCTTATGATAACGACTTCCGTTTGCTTGAGTTCTTTAACAGTAAGACTATGAAGCGTAATGAGATGAACCAAATGCTTTGGTTGATTTCTTGGTTGAAGTCTAAGATGTATTATGGTTATGGATATATCCCATGGCAGTTGAATCTGGGTGGCACTCCACTGAATGATGCAATCGTTGCTGCTGCTCCGATCTATGATGCCTTCAAGAAGGAAAACAATTTGGATATCGTCAATATGGTATTCCTGACTGATGGTGATAGTCACCCTAACAGTGCATATATTGAGCGTGAGTATGGCAACTATACAATGCCTCTGCGTGATATGTCTGGTCGCTATGGCAAGTTGATGCTCCGTGACCAAACCACCAAGAAGCAGTATCGTCTGACAGACGAGCGTAGTTACACTGCTGTCACTAATGTGCTTCTGCGTCGTTTGCGTGATCGCACTAATGCTAATGTGATTGGGTATCGTATTCTTCCGCTGAACAAACGGTCGATGTATAGCAACCTTTCTGGTTATGTTCGTGATTATAGCAAGATTGAAGAGATGCACACTGCTCTGAAAAAGGAGCGATTCATTACTATCCCTAACAGTGGATACAGTGAGTTCTTTGCTATCGCTGGTGGTCGTTCTCTAGCGACTTCTAACGGTGAAATTCAGGTTGCTGAGGATGCGTCTAAAGGACAGATCCGAACTGCCTTCAAGAAAGCAAACAAAGGACGCAAAGAGTCTCGTGTGATGCTTTCTAAATTCATCGAGATGGTTGCTTAAAAAAGTTGCAAAAAAGATGAAAAAAGTGTTGACATTCTAGATCGCCTGATGTAGAATAAGTCTGTAAGTTGAGAGAAACGTGAGGTCTATATTATGAATAAAAATGCTCTAAAACTTGTTGAAATTCTCGGAGAGAAGTTCGGTGCTGGAACTGTGACTAAATCGCAGATTGTAGATACTGCAAAGGAGAATGGTATTCCATATCCTTCGTGGATCTTTTATAACAAAGATCTGCGTGTGTCACGAGGTGTTTACCGTGTTCCTGGACAAACCCAGACACAGACTGCTGCACTCCAACCTAATACTATGGTTGCTGCACTTTCTGTTGAATCTACTGGGTTCACTGAAAATCTCATTCCCGAGAAGGATGGACTGTTTGTCCCATTCGGGAACTTCAAGACTGTGAAACAAATTATCCAGTCAAAGATGTTCTATCCTGTCTTCATCACTGGTCTGTCAGGTAATGGTAAAACATTCTCTGTTGAACAGGCATGTGCCCAAACGAAGCGTGAAGTGATCCGTGTAAACTTCACGATCGAGACTGATGAAGATGACTTGATCGGTGGGTTCCGATTGGTGAATGGCGAGACTAAGTTCTTCCATGGTCCAGTGATCAAAGCAATGCAAAAAGGTGCAGTCCTTTTGCTTGATGAGATCGATCTGGGTAATCCTGCGAAGATCATGTGTCTCCAGTCCATCCTTGAAGGTAAAGGATACTTTATCAAAAAGACTGGTGAGTATATCAAACCTGCTGAGGGATTCACGGTGGTTGCTACTGCAAACACCAAAGGTAAGGGATCGGATGATGGTCGCTTTATCGGGACTAACATCCTGAATGAAGCATTCCTTGAGCGATTCCCTGTGACTTGTGAGCAGGAATATCCTCCAGTATTTACTGAGAAAAAGATCCTTGGATCAGTGTTTGATGATCTTGGTGTGAAGGATGCCGAGTTTGTTGAAAAGTTGGTAGACTGGGCAGATATTATCCGCAAGACCTTCTTCGATGGTGGTGTGGATGAGGTTATCTCGACTCGTCGTCTGGTTCACATTGCTAAGGCATACTCGATCTTCAATGATCGTATGGTTGCCATTGAGATGTGCACCAACCGTTTCGATGAAGATACCAAGCAGTCCTTCAAAGAACTGTATAGCAAGATCGATGCTGATGTCGTTGTTGCTAATACTGAAAATAATTCAGTTGAAATGGACAATGTTCCGTTTTAATTGACTATATAGAATGTGGGCAGATTGGTCTGCCCACTTTTAGCATTTGGCATTATGGAGATATAATGGAAATTACAGTTGATCTGAGCGTATTACGAAAACGAAAATTATTTGTTGCCACACCAATGTATGGTGGGCAATGTCACGGACTATACACAAAGTCCTCCTGCGATCTTGCTAGACTCTGTCAGCACTATGGCATCGACATTAAATTCTTCTATCTCTTCAACGAGTCACTAATCACACGAGCACGGAACTACTGCGTGGATGAATTCATGCGGAGTGACTACACTCACCTGATGTTCATTGACTCGGATATTGGTTTCGATCCTAACGATGTGATCTCTCTTCTGGCACTTATGGATCCAGAGGAAGAAGGTGGCAAGGAAATCATGTGTGGACCATATCCTAAGAAAACGATTGCTTGGGAGAAAATCAAACAAGCAGTTGACAAAGGATTCGCAGATGAGAATCCACAGGATCTTGAGAAGTATGTTGGCGACTATGTCTTCAACCCAACTGAAGGACAGAAGGAAGTTAAGATTGACGAACCTGTGAAAGTCCTTGAGGGTGGCACTGGTTTCATGATGGTCACTAAGTCTGCGTTTGAAAAGTTCCAGGAAAAGTTTCCTGACTATTCCTACAAACCTGATCATGTTCGCACCGAGCATTTCGATGGTAGTCGAGAAATCATGATGTATTTCCAAGCACTGATTGATGAGAAGTCCAAACGATATCTTTCAGAGGACTATATGTTCTGTCAGTGGATGAAGGAGATCGGAGTTGACACATGGATGTGTCCTTGGATGAAATTGGTTCATACAGGTTCATATACCTTTGGTGGCAGTCTTGCTGATCTTGCTCAATTGGGTGCGTCGGCAACAGCAGACATAAGCAAGATTGTTAAGAAGAATAAGGAGAAGAAGTGAGTAAACCAGACTTTAAATTTAATGAAGATAAGTTGATCAAAGAGTTGTATGACTACATCTCGGCAACTTATGGTGGGCACTATGGTTTAAACAAGTTTCAGTCGACCGAGTTTATTATTGACAATGGACACGGTGAGGGATTTGCTCTTGGCAATATCCTCAAATACACCCAACGATATGGCAAGAAAGGGTCGCCTGAAGACCACAGAAAAGACTTGCTAAAAGTCTTGCATTATGGTATAATCGCATTACATAATCATGATACTAAGTATGACAAAGGAGAAGTGAATGAAGATCAGTGATAATACTTTCGATGTGTTGAAGAACTTTTCAACCATCAACCAGTCCCTCGCATTTAAAGCAGGGAATGTAATCCGCACTGTGTCGCCACAGAAGAATATTCTGGCACAGGCAAAGGTTGCAGAGTCGTTTCCAGTAGACTTTGCGATTTACGAACTCAACCAGTTCCTAGGACTGGCATCACTCTTTGAGGATGGCGACATCGACTTCAAAGAGAAGAACATGGCAATTACTGAGGGCACAGCAAAGGCAAACTATACCTATGCAGATCCTTCGATGATTACTAACCCACCTGAGAAGAACATTGAACTTCCTTCTGTTGAAGTGTCGTTTGATATGTTTAAGGTTGATCTGAAACGCATTCTGAATGCAGCAAATCAACTACAACTTCCAGAGGTGGTTGTTCGTAGCAACAACGGTATGATTGAGTTGGTTGCGACTGACACCAAGAACCCAACTTCCAATGAGTATGCTCAAACGGTAGGTGAGTCTGGTGCAGACTTCAAGTTTATCTTCAAGACTGAGAATATGAAGTTCTTGGCGATGGACTATCGTGTAAGCATCTCTTCAAAGGGCATTGCGCACTTCTCTGGTGACAATGTTGAATACTGGGTTGCAACTGAAGCAGGATCATCATTTAATGGGTAAGTTCTTTGTCGAAGTCGGTTCTTGTGATTTTGACACTCTTGTTCCTTTAGCATTTGAGGGTTGGGCAGGTATCGTAACTGAACCTGTCCCATATCTCAATAAAAAAGTCGAGCACATTTATGGGGAATATCCTAATGTGTATGTGTATCCTTATGCAATCAACAATGAGGATGGCACAGCAGAAATGACTTTTGCAAAGGAAACTGATGATTGGGTAAGAGGAATATCATCTCTAGTTGGATCAAGTGGTGCGATTCATTATCCAGAGAACAAACATCTTATCCGTGATCCAGTCCATACTGTCGAATCTCGAAGACTTGACACATGGTTTGATGAAGCAAAAGTAACTTCTATTGATTTTATGAAAATGGATTGCGAAGGTATGGAATACAAAATCCTTGAGGCATACTCTTGGAAGATCAAACCTTCAGTGATCAAACTTGAACACAAGCATATCGATGATATTGCTATGAAAAAACTTCTTGAAAATCAGGGATACTTGGTGTATACTGAACGAGAAGATATCTATGCTATACTATGATTGGAGTGAACTATGGAAAACTTTTTGTGGGTCGAGAAGTATCGACCTAAGACTGTTGCTGACACTATTCTGCCAGCAGACCTCAAAGCAACCTTCCAGCAGTTTGTAGATAACGGTAATGTGCCTAACCTGTTGCTGACAGGTGGTGCAGGTATCGGTAAAACTACAATTGCTAAGGCAATGCTTGAGGAACTTGGTTGTGATTATATCACTATCAACGGTTCGATGAATGGTAACATCGATACACTGCGGACAGAGATCCGCAACTTTGCGTCTAGTGTATCACTAGCAGGTGGACGCAAGTATGTGATTTTGGATGAGGCAGATTACCTCAACCCACAATCAACTCAACCTGCATTGCGCAACTTTATGGAGGAGTATTCATCCAACTGCGGATTTATTCTCACCTGTAACTTTGTCAACAAGATTATCTCACCTCTGCACTCTCGTTGTTCTGTCGTTGAATTCAAGATGACTAAGGATGACAAGGTGGCACTTGCTGGTGAGTTCTTCAAACGAGTCCAGATGATTCTCAATCAGGAGGAAGTGACATTTGACAAGAAAGCAGTAGCATCTGTCATCACTAAATTCTTCCCTGACAATCGTCGTGTGCTCAACGAGTTACAGCGATATTCTGCCACTGGTAGTATTGATGCTGGTATCCTTGTGAATATGGATGATGTAAGCATCAAGGAACTGATGGTTGCTATGAGGAGCAAGGAGTTCTCTACAGTTCGTAAATGGGTTGGTAAGAATGTGGATGGAGATACTGCTCCATTGTTCCGCAAGATCTATGATTCGATGCAAGACTATATCAAACCTTCTAGTATCCCACAGACTGTGGTTACTCTCGCTGACTACCAATACAAAGCAGCATTTGTCGCTGATCATGAAATTAACATGATGGCAATGTTTACTGAATTGATGGTGGAGTGCGAGTGGAATGAATAATGAGAAAAAAATTATTCTCCTGAGTGATGTTATTGAGACAAAACTCCGAAAGGAAAAGGAACTAGAATACTATCAAAAGCAGTTGGAAGAATTGCAACGCAAAATGTTTTTTGTTAGTAAAGAAATTGACCTCACTAACTTGATCATTGATATCATCGAAAAGGAAACCGTTGTTGATATCAAAGAAAGAATGTTAGAACAAAAAGAGAAATAGATTATGAAACCATTTGACTTTATAAACTCGATCAATACCACCAAAAAGAATCTAATGCGTGACACTGAGAATGATCAGTTGTCGGAGAAGGGATACAGTTCCTTCTTGACTAATCGTTCTCTGTCATACTTTAACGATACTGTTGGGTTCGCTAACGAGATGAACCAGCGACACTACCTTGATAACCTGTTACAATACGAGTTTTTCCTAAATACTGTTAGACCCAAAAAGCGATTTGCAAAGTGGGCGAAGAAAGATAGTTATGGGAATCTTGCTATGGTTAAAGAATATTTCGGGTATAACGATACAAA